TTACAAATTTATCATTGAAGATTATAAATCAAATTATAAATTAAGAAATCGATTACGTTTGTTCATAGTTTATTTGTGGTGAAATCGGGGTTGGCAGTTGCGTCAACCCTTTCCATTTTAAAACGTAACCCCTTGAGTTTTTGCATAATCAACCACCGCACGGGCGTGACAAAGTGCTAAAGTATTCTGAAATACTGGGTCGAACATCATCAACGCGTCTTTGTAATTGGTAAAGAACCCGTTTTCAGACAGAACGGCTGGCATATTTGTTTGGCTAAGAACAAAGAAATTAGCTTCCTTGTCTGGGTCATTGTCAATAGTGTCCATTCTATAAACCCATTTAGGAAATGCCTCCTTGACCTCATTGAAAAGGAACTCAGCGTAAATGTCTGACTTTGTTTGTCCCTTTGATGTAAACACTTCAAAGCCTCTTGCCGTTGGCGTTGCCGCGTTGCCATGAATACTTAGGTACAACGAAGCCTCATAATTCTGAGCGTTCATGTTTGCCTTTGCTACGCGCTTAGTTAGGCTAACATCTAAAACAGGGTCATACACATTGATAACCGACATTCCCCAGTCTTTTAAATACTGCTCAATCTTTGCCGCGACTTCCCTGTTGAACACGCCTTCAAAAAACCAACCGTAGCCGTGGAACATTGAATTGTTATGCTGATAGCACTTTGATGGATACGTCGTATAATTAAAAGGTAACTTTTTCTTTGGGTCAACTCCACCATGACCCGCGTCAAGGAATACACAAAATTTATTTGCTTTCATATATTATATTTTTAAGGGCGACGCAAATCAATGCACCGCCCTGAGCCGCATAAGGTAGCGATTCTCTGCGCCTATAATTTAAAGCCTATTAATGCAAATGCTGCACTAATCAAACCTAACTTTGCTGGTAACTTTACCTCTATCTCTTTTCCAGCACATTCTCGGCTTGTTTCCTTAATCTTATCCCAAATGATTTGAGCCAGTTGAATGTATTCGCGCCAAGTAAATTTTACCTTATTGCCCTCAAGATGAACATTAATTTCACTTGCAAGTTCTGCAAAGTTCATTGAGTAACAAGCCACGTCGCCCATTGGTGACTTTATTCCATCTGCATTTTTAAGAGCCTCTTTTAAATTAGTCTGCATATTATTTGTTTTTAACGTTTAAAAAATCTAAGAATAATTGTACCAATATTTGTTCCAGTTATGGATTTAATATTTTCCGAAATACTAAACAATTCCGTAGCTGCAATGATGAAGCTGACAGAATAGGTTATTTGCGATGGCAGTTGGAAGGTAATACTTGCCCCGTGAAAAATCATGATACCGCAGAAATAGGTCAGTATCTTTTGCGAAGTGCGATATAGCCCTTTGCTTGTTATCGGCTCTTTCCTTTTCTTTGCCGCAAGGATTCCCGTGACTGTGTCGGCAAAAACTACAAAGATTGTAAAAATCAAAAAATGTTTGATGGGTAGGAAAAACGAGAATAGCACTCCGCAGCAAATGGAATAGGCAATGCCATCGTAACCAAGTTTAAAAATGTTGTAAATTACTGCTTTCATCGGTTTAAAACTAAACGTCTAACAATACTTTTTCCATCTTGTGAAACATATAATTTCCTTCCTTCGTCCCAATACAAATCTAAGAAACTTCCTGTTGTTGGATAACTTGTAAGTCGTATCATGTTTTTCCCAAATCCAAACATTGTACGCGCTGCTGTTCCTTCAAGCGTGTATCTTAAAACTTTGTTTGCCGTAATGTTAAAAGTAATAGGAGTGTTATTTATTACCCATCTAAATTTATTATCTGAAAGAAATTCAAAGGTTTGTAATCCCAATGTATCTATTGGACTTTTACCTGTTATGGCAATAATGCCAGCATTCTCTCTTATCGCTCCCGTTGTTTCCTTGCCATAAAAATACGAGCCATTAACAAAGTTGGCAAAGCTATTTGCAGTGCTTTCAAATTTCTGCAATGCTGATAAATAAAATTGAGCCGTATCACCAATAATAGTAACTTTTTGGTAATACGAATCATCATCGTACTCAATCCGATTTAAAAGGTAAAATTTGCTATTTTTTGAAATAACATAAGCGGTATCAAAGACTTGATTTTGTGCATTTAAAATGGTTGAGCAAAAAGCCAATAAAATTAAAATCTTTTTCATGTTTATTTTTTTATTTGGTTACAAAAACTTTGAATGTTGCTGGGTCTGGATTTACAGAAACATTTGAAAAATTAATTAATCTAACCGTAACAGTGTTTGCTGCAGATACCCAAGCCATGTAAAAGACATTTGATAAAACGGTAGAATTTGGTATTCCCAAACTTACAACATCTCCAATAACAGCATTTGTAACTGTTATATTTTCATTACTTGAGGATGATGCGCTTGTAGATGGAAAATTAATAGTTGCATCTTGCCTTATTCCATGATTTATAGTAAATCTTTGCGAGCTATTATTTGTATAAAATAAAAAATCATTATCTGTTTCAAGTGCAAAAGCCTCTGGATTTGTAAGTAATGATGATGAGCTAAATTTTATTGGCGCAGTGTTTGGATTTATTGTTCCGCCAGTTAAATGCAATCTTGCTGTTGGTGATAAAACACCTAAACCTACATTACCAGTTGTATCTTTAATTGTCATTCTAATTAAATCGTTTGTCCCAAATAATAAATCAGTTTTTGAGCGACTGAAAAGAATAGACGCATAAGGTTGTGTATTAAAACTTACATCACCTGTATTATTTTGTACTCCTATAGTTAAATTACCACCTGTATTTGCTATAACTAATCTTTTATACGTTGTTGTTGAAGCATTTGCATTAAATACTTCAGTATTTATAGCAGTTGTTGTTATTGCACTACTAAATGTTTTTAACCCTGCCACTGTTTGAGCGGTTGTCAAATCTACAAAGTTTTTAGTTGCACTTCCCGTTCCCCCATTCGCCACCGCCAAAGTGCCAGCCAATGTCACCGCGCCACTTGTTGCAGTGTTTGGTGTTAAGCCCGTTGTTCCAGCGCTAAAGGTTGTAACCGCAGTACCTCCTCCAGCTTGTATCCAGCCATTACTTGCCGTTTTATAATGCCATAGCAAATTAGTAACCGTATCAAGCAAAAGGAAAGCACTTGTATCTTGTTTGTTTGTCCTTGTTATTTTGCTTGTTGCCGTGACTGTGTCAATAGAAGCCACGCCCCGCCAAATAAGCCCATCTGAAGTCGTCTGTTCTCCAAGCGTTATCTTTTGGTTGCCATTGCTCGGGTACTGTGCCCATGCAAGGAAAGGCAAAAGGAAGAGGAAAAGGGAAAGGAGTTGTTTCATGTTTATGTTTTTTAGTTGCACGTTTTTTTGACTAAAAACCCAGCGGTTATATATGCCATGTCTGATGTATATGTGCCATTTAAATAAACCCACCAAACATCACCAGTAGTTAATGTATCATTTCTATTAACCTCATTTAAATCATATTCATTCATTGTTATTTGTGAACCAACTAATGTTGCACCAGATGTAGTTATTCTATTTCCAGCACTTGCTTTATAAACACCTACATAATAATCTTTATCTCCAGCAACTGGTGGACAAGTAGAACAACCTACTGCACGAATGTATACAGAATCAATGCAATATCCGTTCAAAGATGTTGGAATGATAAAAACATTTGAACCATATGTAAAATCGTAGGTAGCATTGGAATTATCAGCTGCACCAGCAACAATACCAAGATTAAAATAATATCTTTCTGTTGGATTAGTTGCAGTCAAAATATTACTTGCAAGGCTTAATCCTGTTCCAAGGGTAATATCACCTACACCGTTATTACTTGTGTTTTTACCAAGTAATATATTTGCTCCAGATACCGAACCGCTTATAGTCATTTGGTTAGTTATATTAACCAAATTATTAAATGTTTTAGTCCCACCTATTGTTTCAGTTGCCGTCAAAGATACTTTACCATCAATGCGACTTGATAACGATGCCGTGTCAGTTTTATTTAATTTTAAGTCAATTCGTGTTGAAAGAGAAGCCGTATCTGTTTTATTTAATTTTGCATCAATACGATTACTTAGGCTCACCGTGTCAAGGTTGGTTAAAACATTGTTGCCGCCTTCGGTAATTGCGCCTGTGACCGCAAGAGATGTTCCTATATTAACATTGCCAGTTACACGAGGAATTGATATTGATACGGGAGGATTAAATAAAGTTGTTCCATTAAAATTTTTCATTTTAATTTCAAAATTATCTGAATCTCCATTATACATAATTTTTGCACCAAAATTTATATCATTTGCAGTTTTAGTACCTACTTCGTATAGCATTATACCAGAAGAATCTTGAAAAGGTGAACCACTACTATTTAATGTAATAAATTTACCTTTTGCTAATTCCAAGTTTGACGTTGGGGCTACACCTATACCAATATTTCCGCTGCTTTCTTGAATAACGGAATTACCTAAAGTAGATGTGCCTGTAAATAATGGCAAAGTATTTGTTGTTCCTGTTCCCGTAACTGGGTTGGTTAATGTGTTTTGCTTTGCCGCAAATCTGGAAACAAGGTTAAGACTTAAAGTATCCGATTGGGTAAAAAGAAACGAGGTATCAACCGCCAAAGTTCCCGTTGTACTTATCGTTCCACCCGTTAACCCTGTTCCCGCCGTTACGCCCGTCACGCCTTGCAAATCGGTAAATGTTGGCGCAAATGTACCGCCGTCGTATTGCGTCAAAGTCAATGTCTTTGTATCTGTTCCCGAAAATACGGCATTGTTTATTTTATCATTAAATGCAATATTCCAACTGTTTGAATTATTAGGAATAGATGTTGTCCATGTTGTACCCGTACTAACCGCAATTCCAGCCTCAGGATAAACAGGGTCACCTTGAGCC